GTGTTATCTAATGCTGTCTGAGTCATTTCCTCAGTAGCTTCAACAAGCAGCTGCTCTAGGAATAAAGCAAGTACCTCTGCGTTGTTTTCGTGTGTCTTGATAAAGTCAAGGGCTCTGTTAAACTGTTCCATAACTAAATTTTTAAGTGTTAATACTCTGCGAAGATACACAAAGTTTCATATATGCAAACAATTTTGCATAATTTTCCACAAATTTAGAATGAGTCTAAATAAGAAACAAGCCTATAAGCGTAATAATCTCCGCAAAAATCAGGCTATAGACTTACGCTTGTAGAGATATTCCTGATACTTAGTAAATACCAGGTGATTGATCTTATGATGTTTTTTACATTCTCTACATTGTAGCCAATGATGTACAGTGCCTGCAGCAGTAACTACTTTTTTATTGTATCGGAAGTTAGCAGCTCCGCATTCAGGACACTCATACTTTTCACCTCCATGCTGTACTGCATAGTTATGGTTGGCAATGGCATAGCTGTTCAGTTTTTCAAATACTGACTCAAGTACTTCCACATCCATCTTACAATAAGCCACCATCTTATCAAGTGCTTCCTGATCTTTGCGAAAAACTATATCTTTCCATAGGTCAAGCCCTCCTGTTTCCATCTTAGCACCTACCTTAAGTAGTTTAGCTATGTAATCTAGTTTATTGCTATTAAAATTAAAGTACTTTTTAGCCCATTTAAGAGTATCTATGGTCTTAGGTGATGGCATAAACTGAATGCCATGGAATAAAGCTCTTGTGCGTATCCATTTAAGGTCAAATCTATCCCCATTGTGAGCCACTATCTCATCTGCTTGAGCTAGGACCTTAACGAACTTCTCAATCATTTGCTTATCACTTTGTGATTTGGACCATGTTAGGCTGTGAATTTCATCCTCACCCTCCCATTTGTAGCAGATGCAGATGATTGCACGTTCATGAATGATATCACCCGGGTTAATTGTTAGGTTGTATCCTGTTCTCCAGAACACACCGACATTGAAAGATGTCTCAATGTCGTAAAAAAGTCTTTTTCTCATAGCTTAAACAGCAGGGCAATCCTATCTAGCAGCCCCTTTTGTATTAGAAATCTTAGGAGTATCCCTAGAATAAACGCAACAATCATAGGCCACCATAGTATTTTGTACTTTACTACCTCTTTAGCTTGAGCAGTTTTGTAGATAGTCTTACCTCGTATCCTTTCAACCTTGGTCTTATATCTATACTCAATCCTTGTTTGCCATCTTGTTTTTGGTACGTACACATTATTGAATTGTATCACCGTATCCTTAGTAGTATAGAACTTTTCCCATACAATAGTGTCATTATGTATCACTGGGATGCTGTCAACAGTAGTTATCCGGATAGTATCACTATCTTGGACTACTTGCAATCCATTCTTTAATGCTTTCTTATAGTGCCATTGAGCACGCTTAGGAGCTGAGCAGGATAGCAGGATGAGTATAGGTATTAAATATCTCATAGGCTTTGTAACATCTTAATCATTCTAGGGCATGGGTAAATATCTGCCTTGTCTTTTCTCACACTGTTATGCGTGTAGATCCCTGCAGTACCTTTGAATGCCTCTTTATCTAAACTAAATATCTCTGACCGGTAAGTCTTAGGAATGTCGTATGTATCACATAGGTACTCCACCAACTGCCGAGTGCTTTCAATCTGTTCATCCGTATATTTGTACCAATGGATATTGCCCTTGTATGGAGTTTCTAATGTGGTTACCATTGATGGGTCCACTACTCCCTTGACATAGTTGTAGTACTTCCCATCCTTTAGCTTTAATGGTCCCCAATTACATACTTCAATACCTACGGATAGCTTGTTTAGGTTTTGATACTTGAGTCCATGAGCTGAGAAATCTTGGCTATCTATCCCCAGGTGATAAGCCCAATGCCTAGAGCTGAAGCATTGTACTATTGTACCTCTTTCACCTATTACAAATGCAGTAGCAATCCTATCTGCATTGCTGTTCCACCAACGTGATACAGCTACAGCATTACCATTGCCTGCAGTATGGTGTAAATAGATTTGTTTTTTCTCAGACTCCTCATGGAAGTACTGAGCATTAGATAGGCGTTCCTGTAATATCTTGCTTGTGTCTAATTTCATCCACCTCTTTTTTAATATCCTTAGCTCTAGCGAATAAGTTTTTCATTGCCTGCCATAGGTCAAGCCCTTTCACTGCTTTGTAGTTTTCATTGATACTCATAACCTCGATTGATACCAGGATGAGTGCAAGTACCTTAGTGAGTAGTAACTCTACTGAGAAAAACTGCAGGATGATATGGTTAAGTATGAATTGGTCAATCATGTAGAACATGATAACAGTTACCTCATAGAGTAACATCTTGCTAATGATTGCAGATAGGCCCCTGCTTGTAATTTTAACCTTGTTTTTAACTGACTTCCATACCCCTGTGATAGTATCAAGTACGATCACAAAGCCTACCAAAAACAACAGTCCTGAAATAGGCATCAAGAATGCACCAATGGTAGCTGTAAGCTTCAACCAATTGGCTTTCATTGTGGCTAGTAGTATGGTGAGCTGTGACTTCATTACAAGATTAGGATGCTGTTATTGTATCCATTCTCAAGGAAGTTACCACACATACCTGTGCAAGTTGTTTGATACTGATTGATACATGAGCAATGGTTAAACATTGGTCGTAGGTCAGTATCCATGTTAGTGGTACTAATAAATATAGGGAACAGATTACGGTTAGCAAGTAGCCATCTGATAAGACGTTGCTCAAAAAAACTAGCTTTCTGTGCATAGTGTTCCATCCCAAATGCTACCTCATTTCTGGATACGCTTGCAGAATAATCACCGTTTTGTGTTTGCAGTCCTTTGTTTTTTAACTGATAAGTTAATCCAAATACAGCATCCTCAGCACTTCTCCATGCGATAACCGGCTGAATGAACTCCACTAGGTCAATCTCATCAGGTGTTAGTGTTTGTGCATTGTAAGCAGCAAGCAAGTGATTGTAAAATGTGGTGCCTAAGATAGGCTGAACTCTCAATGCTGCCTGAGTAGCTATGTATGGGGTTACATCCGTTACATCAACATTAGCTGTTATCGGAGTGTTAGTCTTAAGGTAGGTTTCAGTGATAAAATATAACATCAGATTGCAGGTGTTTGTGCTGCTGCAGTTGCAGCTGCTTGTGTAACATCTCCACCATCTACAGGAGGCAATGAAGCCAGTGCTCTAATCTCATTGATGGTCATGGTCTCAAGTACTTTGGTAGCTACTAATGGACTCAATGAGTTCAATGCATCATTAGTCTTAGAGCTGTCACCCTCAAGTTCCACGATGGTCTCATTAATGATTTGAAAGTTATTGATTGTGAACTCAGCAGGGATGCGAGCAATGGTTAATATCTCTTGAAAGATAGTAACTACCTGAGCACGTAACTCCATCACTACATTTTTCTCAAATATCACATAGGCCTGCTTGATATCACTACCATTACCCAAGCTACCGGTTGTACGGATACCCATTAGGATAGGGTCAATGGTGTGAGCAAAGCAAATCTGCTCAGTATTTAATGCAGATGCCTCATGAAATAGCTTATCATTGCCATTAGTAGGTAAGCTTTCAATCTTAGGTAACTGCTCAGCTGAGTTAGCAAAGAATGCAACGGCCTTACCGGCATTGGCTGCACCTTTAAGACGGTCAATAGTTTCCTTGATCATGTGTTTTTCCTCTTCAGACTGTGGTCTTTTTGGGAACATCATAGCAAAGCTAGGGAACACACTATTTTGAATGTTACTTTTTGCGAAGTAAGATAGCTCACCACTAAGAAAAGCAAAGTTTAATGCAGAGCTGTATGTAGGTAGTGAGTAAAAGTCCTGACCAACTGACTTGACCTCGTAGGAATATAGCTGGCATTCGTCCTTACAAGTGATATGATAAGGCTTAATCTCTTTGATATCTATGTTAGTGCTCCAGTCATCACATAAATAGTACATATCTCCAAACCTAGATACCCTTACTTTGTCAGGTGATACATTCTCTATCTTGATTAGT